AAGTCTTTATAAAGTGTTGTATCTTCCCCAGTGGGTTTTGCTTCTTCTATCATCTCCTTATAGAGTGACAGATAATACTTGAATGTAGGTAGATATGTATTGACACTATCCATCTCACAATATCTCACAAAGATATTATCAGAGAAATGATTACCTGGCTCAAAGAAACGATAGGTCTCTGTAGTCTTGGGTAGAGGTGGTACCTTTAATAGGAAATTCTCTACTGGGTGTTGGAAGTCAAATACTATGATGCATTTCTTCTCACTAAAGCCCATGAGATCCATCCCAAAACAAGGTACGTTATGTCCTGTCTTAGGATAGATTATATTGTTATGAATATTGAGTTTCTTCTTATCCCAGATATCTACATGTCTGGATTTAATAAAGTACTTGCCAGAATATAAGTCGGCAGTTAACTTAGTACCTTTCTTATTCTCCCAGTTAGCATGTTGACCCTCAAATCTCAGGTCAGGGAACGTGTTAAAGACTGCTTCCCTATAACCTGACCATAAGTCGGTCATAAATTTTCTTCTTGCTCTGTTAGAAGTACCAAATCAGATGTTGGTTTCCCAACACATGTTAGCACAAAACCTGCTTCAAGTTGATCATCATCTAAAAAGAATTGATCTTCTTGATCAACAGTCCCTTCTTCAATCTTCATTGCACATGAAGAACATGCACCAGCACGACAGGAATAGTTATGGTCTAAACCCGCTTCCTCCAGTGCATCTAAGATAGATGTATCTTCGTCACATTCAAAGGTGTTAACTTCCCCATCAGGTGACTTAAGTGTTATACTAGCCATTTATAATATACAAGGCAATGTTATTTATTCTACATGAATAACGCCTTTCATGCCAGCCCCCTCATGAGGTGCACACTTAAAGTTAAAGTCTCCTTTGTCAGCAAACACAATCTCTTGTGTTTCACCTGGACTAAACATCAATGCTTCTCTTGATAGATCTGCTCTACCATCTACTATGATGTTGTGAGGAGGTAATGCGTTGTTAACGAATGTAACTGTATCTCCAGCAGAGACCGTTACTTCACTTGGTTCAAATACTAGGTTTCCATTGGATCCCATTTGTATTTCTACTGCGTATGCTGATGATGCAAATACTATTGAAAAGCATAAGCAGCATATCATGATTGTCAATCTACTCATCCACCACATAATTTCATGTTTATATTTAATTATCATTGTAGTCATATTACTTCTCCTTCGTGGCATAGTCAATAAAATGAGGATGCTCCCTTAATGCAGGGACATCCTCTTTGCTATGCTGAATCGCTTCGTATGCGTCTATTGCATACTCACATATCTCGTAATGCTGTAACAGTGCGTCGTGATATCCGACGGTATACTTAGTCTGGGGCATGATTATTTCAATCCCAATGTGTAAGTATTTATACTTTTTTGTCTAATTTTTCCTCTGCTTTTATGCGTTCCCTGACCATCTTTGCATAGTAAACTTCCTGCTGGGTGTACCAGTCAGGATGTTTCTTTGCTGCCTTGATAAGTTTCTTTGCTGCCTTCTTATCCTTCAAGAATTGATTTGCGATGGTCCTCTAAAATACTTGTTTATGACTTCTACTTGATCTTGATATCTAGCAATCTTGTCCAACTCACCTTGAATTGCTTCAGTAATATCAGAGTGCTCTCCGATACCTACAGGATGTTCTAGGTATACATTAACGTTTACCTTATGTTTTTCAATCTCACCTTGTGCGTGTGCTAATACTGCTCTAAGCAGTTGCTCTCTCATATGTAGTGGTGGCATAATAAACTCCTTTTAAATATTTAGCTACGAGCAGCACAGTTTTTTTCGTGCTTCTCAATCCATGTGTATGGTCTTGGATGACCTAATGGTGCTGTAAGTCCACAGAACCTACAGACTTTTTTTCTTTCTTCAGCCATAGTGATAACTTGGTTTGTTGGTTGTTTTAGATAATTTCTTACCTCTGACCTTAGTGCCAGAAGTTTCTCCCTGACCAGAAGGATGCTTACCAGGTTTAGACTTACCTATGTTTACTGACTTACCTGGTTTCTTAGACTCAGTGTCATGTAAACGTGCTGGTTTGTTTTTGTCCTTAGTAATAACAGACTCTTGTCCATGCTTCCTACCTAGACGACGCATTGTTTTACCAAAACGTCTCTTACTCATACCCTTTGCAGGTGTTGTTTGATATGATACTTCACGTCCCTTTGATCCATCATCATATTTGTATTCACCAGTACCTTTCTTGTATCCGATACCTTTCTTCTTTAGGTCTTTTTCGAGCCCCTTGCGGGACTCTTTATTCTTTTTTGCGTCTGTACCCCTGTCAGCACTAATGTTACCAGTCTGTTGTGTATTAGACTTCTTTATCATTCTAGAAGTAGGGTTACCCTCTGCCACAAATTCTCTAAATGACTTGAGTGGTGCATCCTCCTTCACATGATCAGCAGCCTTGTATAGAGGTTTGCCTGTCTTGGCATTCTTCTTACCTGACTTGTATCCTTTCCATGCAGGAGTGTTACCTTTCTTGTCAGCATTAGTAACAGTATACTCTTCCTTTGCTTCTTCCTTACGTTTAGATGCAGCAGCCTTATAGAATTTGGATGCTTGCTTAACTCTCTTAGCAGCACCTGCCTTGTCTCCAGCAACCGCTTTCTTACCACGGTCTTTATCAGCAGCTCTAGATGCTGCACTAAGAGTATCAGCAGAGATCTCTGAGATTACTTCTTCATTTTTCATAATAGCTCCCTTACCATGTTTAGCGGTGATCTTTGCTTTAACAATATCAAGTGCAGATTTGCCCTTGCCATACTTTTTCTCTGTCTCTTTTTGGAGAGCAGTCTTACCTTTGATCTTTTGATTGTCAGGTGTACGTTTACTGGGTTTCTTATCAGACCCATCGTGTCCTATACCATACTTTACGAGACGATCATCTCGCATCTTATCGTAACCTTCCTCATTAACCCTGTTCTTAGCATTTGAATGATGTGATGAATCACCAAATGCAGGGTTGTTTTTATATGGGGCTGATTGCTTCTTCTTTTCTGCTGATAACTTCTTTGCTTTCTTATCAAGAAAATCTTTCATCGCACCTTTTGCTTTACCATCTCCCTTATAGAGACCGTAAGAGGTACCTTCCATCTCAACATACTGAGACTTGTCACCTTTCTTCTTCTTATCGCCACGATCAGATCTATGGAGTGCTCTCCTTAGTTTACCGTGAGAAGCAACGCTGTGACTAACACCAAACCTACGGACATTTCTATCCTTCTCTTTGGTTTCGGGAGACTTACCTTTGTCAACCTTAGCCTCATCGATGATATTCTTATTATGTTGTTTAGTTGTATGTTCCATTGATCCACATTTACCACAACATTTTTCCTTGCCGTGTGCCACGTTAGCCTCCAACAACTTGGACTTGCTCTACAATCACATCAGCACTACCAGCAGTTAATTTAACTGCACGTTGCACTACAGGTCTTGTACCAGCTTCAACTTTAGCAGATGCTAATGCATAATCAGCAGATGCACCAGATGCATCCAGATCAGTAGTAATAGTAGAATCAGTAATAGATGCTACTTTCTTTCCACCACTTGCAGCAGAGACAAACGCTGCAACAAATGCAGTGTCGCCACCATTGGCAGTAGAAATGTAATCTTGAGCTGCGAAGTTATGTCTCTGTCCAGCACCACCTGTGATGGTAAGTACTGTAGGATTAGCATCAGTTGCTGCTTCTATTGTTGCAGACTTTGCTTTACCAATTGAGATTAACTCAGGGACTCCTGCTGCCAAAGTGATGGCAGGACCAGCATCAACCTGTATAGATGACGCTGAAGTTGCTAGGACACGCACTACACCAGACTTAACTGTGAGGTATGCGGTTCCAGAACCACTTACTGTTTGCGTATCTAATACGTTTAATACCGACATTTTAAAAATACCTTTACTAGATTATTTATCTTGCTTTTGTTTTAGAAATTTAGCAAGTTCTGCTGTACTACCAACAAACATGGTGTTGTTAGTTACTGGTTGTGCTTGAGATTTGTTTGGATTCTCAATATCGTTAACCTTCTTTTGAAGATCAACTAACTTATCAGCGACATCTCCTACATGTTTAATGAGTTGCCCTGCTACTTCATACGCCCTTGGTTGATCACCAGCCTGAGCCACTTCGAGGATACCGTCCACCGCTTCCTGACCTTTTTCAATAAGCGAGTAGAGATTCCCCCTCGTGTATTCATAATCTTTTTTAAGTTGTTGCGACGTTGACGCTGGTACAACTTCCACTTTAGGCTCCGTCTTAGGAACGATAGATGTCTCCACGTCCATAGCTTCTTCGATCCCATCAAACTGCTTCATCTGTTCCTGTCACTGGGTTCCATTGTTTAGAGTCCACAAACTCACTTGTCAATTCATTGAATCCAAAGTTGTCATCTGCATCAGCAGTGACTGGATCAACTTCTACTGAGTACCTGACCTCTCTTGGTGCATTAGGTGCATTCTTAGTGTCAGCACTGTAGTCAACAATTGCCTTCTTGATAACCTCACCAGACTTGTCTTGGACAGGACCGTATAGGTAAGTCTTAGCAACAAATTGTAACGTATAAACTAATGTCCTACGAGTATCGTAGTCACCCTCATACACATCTTCATAGTCAATGGAAGTTAATGTAACAGGGTAGTCTCTCTTCTCATCCATTGTGGGGACAAGGTTCAAAGTAATATTGAAACTTGGTTGAAAGAAAGGTAGTACTTGCTCAAGAATCTGAAGACCATCGTCTTGATTCTTTGCCATGATTGCCAATTCAAAATTCAAATTATATGGTACTGGCATGAAAGATTTAAACTCTTTACCATCGGCTTGTGTATTCCGAATGTATTGAGTAGGAGATACTTTCCTAGTAGCATCATAATTAAATCCTTGTATTTCAAAGGACATCCTAGGAAGAGTGATCTGAGTCTGAGTCTTGTTAAGACCAACAGAACGTAAACGTTCTAAAAACTTTTGACGAGGACCATATGCCAGAGGCACCTTCATGACTTCAGTCTTTCCCGATGTCACACGACGCAATTCAATATTATTGAACAACGTACCAAATCCGACTACTGTCTTCTTGATAATTTCGTGATATGAATAGGTTCCTAACATTAGATACTACTTCCTTTATTTCCAAACTCACCAAAGGGGTTACCTTCAGTAAAGTCAATGATATTATCAGCCTGAGTTTCAATCTGCCAGTTAGCCTCAGAGTCTGAGTTTTGATTATTTAGTGTGTTATATGTAGCACTTGTCCAAGCAGCACTAGATGTGTTACCTGTAAGTGTCTCAGGTATAGCAAAGATGCCAGACCTATTGTATACCACCAACTGACGTGTGGCACTATTCCAAGACTTAACTGTAGCAGTTACATTAGAGTTACCACCTGTTACAATCTCTTCAGCAACGAAGTCTCCAGTACCACCCTCAGCAACATTAACACTTATTGCATTGGCATAGTTGACCTCAACTGCATCAACCTCAGTGATTCCTGTCTCGAAGTCTTCGTCACTGAACTGGAAGAGCTCACATCTGAGTCCCCAAGTATATTGTTTACCCAACGTGAAAAATGGTACTTCATACTCGACAAACTGGATCTCAAAGATCTTATTTGCCATTGGGAAGTATACGAGATCGCCTTCATTTGGTCTACCCTCTACGATAAGTGTTGCGTTGTCATCTACAGCAGCAGTGAACCTAGTACGTGATATGACAAAGGTACATTGATCTGCTATCTGCACACCAAACTTGGTGAACATGTCACCATCACCTCGGAATCCTGTATTGTCTTCTATATAAGCTTCTATTAAATACGCACCCTCAAACTTTGACATTGTGTCTTCACCGAAGACAGTATCTTCCTTTACTAAAGTCCTAGGGATATAGTATACATCCTTACCAAACATCGCAATCTGCTCGTTAACAAGACTCTGTTGTAAGTCTTGCTCACCTGTTGTACCTTGAGAGAAGTAAGTGTTAGTAGCCATTATCCTATCATATCAAGTGGTGGAGTTTCCCATTCTGTACGTAGTTGCTCATCCAAATCTTTTAACTCTTGGACTGCATCATTGTATATCATCTCTCCATTTAACGTAACACCACCTGGCATCTGGACGTTTTGGAATTTGGTCATATTAGTACCCCACTGCTTCTTAATCTTAGCAGCAGCATAGTCTTTGACCCACATCTGATCATAAATCTCTGTCCACGTGGCAGGATCTATCGCTCTCCATGCTTTAATAACAATATAAGTATCTAGTTGTACGTCCGTTGACCAATCCATGTCAAGATATAATCTATCTTGTACTGCTTGATAACGAGTAGGTTTCAAACCTTCCAATAAGAAATCAATTGATCCTAAATGCTGCTGGATCATATAGTAATGGTAGAACTGTGTAGATGTAAAATCATACAAGTCATTCAAACGCATCTGATATCTAATATCAAACATGTTTGCAGTACCTTTATCAGTAAAGGAGAATAACCCTTCAACCGAAAGTATATGTTGTGGTATCTCTATGTAACTATTCCTCTCCAACCACGTAGAGTTTCCAGCAGTTGAAGTAGTTTGAGTATCATTAGTAGCAGCATTCCTATCAAGGTCTGCTTGAGTTACCTTATGCTTTAGATAGACTCTTTCAGCACCATCATAATGGAACTGTTGGAACTTCTGTAATGTATAATCAATAGCGTCATCGCATTGATCATCAGAGACGTTGATCTCTAGTACAGGTTTACCTAACCTGCGTAAAGCATATTCTTTTAATTCAGCTTTGGAAGTGGGTTTTGCCATTTAACTTATAGAGCAGCGATAGCTAACTTGAATGCAGCAAAGTCAGCAGAGTTTGCGACTGTTGTTTTAAGAGTTGCTAATGTAATTGTCTCTGCCTGAAGTGCAGAGTCAGCAGTTGCACCTTGTGCAGCAGTAGCGTATGCAGTTGCAGCAGTGATAGCAGCAGTGCCTAGTCCAAGGGTTGTCCTTGCAGCACCAGCATCTGCGTCATCGATTAAAGTGCCACCGAAGGTGCTTACAGCAGACGCAGCGAGTGCGTTGTCAGCAGTTGTACCTTGTGCAGCAGTTGCATAATCAGTGGATGCAGTTGCAGCAGCAGTTCCTAGAGTAGGTTTGCCAGTTAGGTCAGCATATGCTCCAGAGAATACAGTTGGAAGAGTAACACTCATCACACCTGTAGAGGA